ATTCTCGCGTAAGCCGAACTGGAGGGAGCCGTATAAGTGGATTCAGTAACTTCGACTAGTAAATATTTTTCGGGACTGGCAGCTTGGAAAATTTTAATTCTTGATCCGCGATAAGCAAGAGACTGAGGCCATATAGCATCGTAGTACCACGAGCTAGAGCCGAAGATTCCAGTTCTATAGCTTATGCAAATATAGCTAACGCTCGTATAGTACCCACTAGATACATCTAGCCAAAGTTTTCTGTCTCCAGCATGTACAGTAGTATCTGTGCTAGTATCGAGTATGTAATAATGACTATCTCCACCAACATCACCAGTAGGGCCAGCGGGACCCGTAGAACCAGCGGGACCAGCACTGCCCACACCCGAAGCACCCTGTGGTCCTGTAGGGCCAGCAATAGTGCTTTGAGCACCAGTGGGTCCTTCAGGCCCTGTAGGTCCCGTAGGTCCTTCAGGCCCCATCATACCAGAGCCTGTAGGCCCTGTAGGCCCAGTAGGACCATCAGGCCCAGCCCAACCATAACCCGTAGGACCCGGAGGACCTGTAGGTCCATCAGGCCCCATGTAACCCTCAGGGCCAGTGGGTCCAGCGTAGCCCATGCCATCCATACCATCCGCGCCAGCAGGACCAGTAGGGCCAGAAGGGCCTTGTACCCAACTTGTAGGTCCGGTAGGACCAGCAGGGCCTTGTATACCAGCGGGAGAACGAATGATGACAATATCCATGTCATCTGTGAAAAACGTCATTATCGATGCCCCGCCATAAGTAGTAGAGGAGCACCCCTCGTAATCAATAAGCCTAAATTCTACTGCGAAATAAGTATCTGCTCCTCCTCCGGGGTTCACAAATACAGGAGTGCTGTTGACCTGAAGAATTAAATATCTTGTTAATGGGTTGCCCGCATCAACTATTTTTATAGTGTCGCCAGCTTTCCAATTCTCGATCCAATCTTTGTGATCAATACTACCTGTAGACGCCTTCCCTTTCGATGCTATGTGCATGTTCAAGGGGTCGTAAGCCATCGTACAGTTCGTATCAATCTTGAGAAAGCCGTAACCCGGATTTTTAGTTATAGCAGTTATGAGGTCATCATCTATTTCAAATTGATAGTGGATTGTAGACTCTCCCCCAAAAAAGAATCCTCCAGTGGGGCCAGCAGGACCAACAAGTCCAATGGGGCCAGTCGGTCCAGCGAAACCAATACCAGTAGGTCCTTCAGGACCAGTAGGGCCTTGGGGACCAACAGGACCTTGAGGACCAACAGGACCATCAGGGCCAGTTGGCCCAAAAGGTCCAGCGGGACCTGTAGCACCGATATTCCCCTGTGGACCTCTTGGTCCGGGTTGACCAGCAGAACCGACAGAACCTGTAGGACCAGCGACTGTGCTTGCAGCACCAGTAGGCCCGATAGGTCCAGCAGGGCCAGTATTTCCTCTCGGACCAGCAATACCTATAGAACCTTGAGGACCAGTCGGCCCAGCACCACCAGCGGGGCCTGTAGGCCCAGCAACAGTACTTGCAGCACCTGTTGGTCCAGCGACAATACTATCAGCACCTTGCGGTCCAGTAGGACCAAGAATGCCTTGTGGGCCACTTGGTCCTGTAGGACCAATATTACCTTGTTCGCCTTTACTGCCTTGAGGGCCAGTGCTTCCAGTAGGTCCAGTGGGTCCAAGAGGCCCAGTAGGCCCTGTTCCTCCTGTATTGCCTGTAGGTCCAGCAGGACCCGTAGGCCCAACCGGACCAGCAACACCCAATGGGGGACCAACCGTGGAAGTAGTTGTGTCTGATGAAGGAGTTACGGTAGTTGTACCATCGCTAGGTTGAGTAACAGAACTATCTACCGTACTGAGTTGTGAGTTTACAGTTGCAGAATTATCAGCACTTGTAGCCGTAACGTTTGTAACGGCTCCCTCGGTTACTTTCGCGCTGATATTCTGATCTGCCATTAGCTGGTTACTTCAGGAGATACATTAACTTTACCCTGTAGGATTCTGGTCACAGTCCCGGCATTGTTGTACATCTCTACGTCGTAAACAGCTTGGTGTACTGGTAGTGCTGCTGTTTGAGCAGCAGTAAGATTAATATCCACCAATCCACTTGCTACTAACAAATAGTCAGGCGAATCACCACTAACCACATCTGGATCAAGGTCTACTAAGACACCAGAAGCTCCGTAGTAAGAACGAGCATATCCTCGCGTTGTATAACCGCTCAAATTTAGAGCATTATCTGAAGAGTCCGTGACAGCAATCCTTGCAGAGTAAGTTGCCCCTTGGATAATATTAAGATTTGCAGTCGTTGCCATACGGCTTAGTTTACACAAAAAAAGCCGAAAGGAATAAAATCCCTTCGGCTTAATTGGAGAAACTAGCGAATGCGAGAACTAGTTTACTTCCCTTCCCCTAATATTTTATTCACACGCTTAGAAACTTCAGTTGGATCATTAGAATCTATGAGGTTAGTAGGGGCCTGAAAAGAACTAACGTGCCTTTTAAATTCGCGAATTAATCTTTTCTCAAGGTTTTCCCTATTGTCTATAGGTATTAGACCTATTTGAGAAGCATGTGTTTGGAGGTCTGTTTTCGTCATTTCTTTGACGCTTTTTACATATTCCTCCTCATCTAAAGTATTATACTTGCTTTTGCCGTCATCCCCCCAAATTTGATCTAGAGAAGTGGGAGAGAAGTTTTTTTCCTCTTTTCCGTGCGTTTGCGACATCTCTTCAACCTTATTCTTTGGGGGTCTGCCTCGTTTCTTAGCTGTTTTTTTTGCTTTATCAGTCATAGCTGTCCTTTCTTATATATACTTGTACACTTAAAAAATCAATAAAAAAAGGCCCCCTTGCGGGGGCCTTTGAGTATGCAGTAACAAGCACTATTAGACAATGATACCGACAACCGAACGGGCATCGATACAAACACGACCCTCTTCGAGGTAACCGTAGAACCCGGTTTTCTCACTACGAGAAACCCATTGGTCATCAGCCAACACGGACCACTGGCCACCACTCTCGTGCTGACGAGCAACCGGACGGATGAACGAATCGCGACTACCGTCAACACCAACGAGGATTTCGTCAGTAGCAGCGAAGGCTGAACCGCCAGAGGCAGGATATGTTACGGAACCAGCGAACTCGTCGAACAGAGTGTTGTACTTCTGATCGATACCAAGTTCGATAACCTCATGAAGAGAGATACCGTAGATTTCGCCCATACCAGCACCACGGAACACTTGTTCGCGCAGATTGTCTGGCAACGCAATGGATGAAGAAGTGCTAGTATCACTTCCGCTACCAGTGGTTACCTTACCTTCGCGAGTGTTCATTGGCTGATAAGCGAATGCACGAATCTGCTCCATCATTTCGGGGCTCACGAACAAGTCCGTGATACCGCGACTACCTTCAGGAGTACCACCCGCAAAAGAGGTGTGGAGTCTACGCTGAAGAGTGAGGAGACGGTTGAAGTCATCCAAAACCAACTGATCGTTAGTGTTGGATTGGATTACATGGTTGAGAGCACCAGAGGCACTACTGGCTCTACCATTCAGAGTGCTGGCTTCAGCCAACGCCTTCATGATAACAGCCCAGCCATTCCGCTCTTGCTTAACAAGAACTTCCTGAGCCATGCGCTCAATGGCTTTGCTCACAATGTCGAGACGACCACGACGAGCGTACTTCTTGAGGAAGGAAACCGCGCTATCGAGACGATAGGTAGCGATTTTCATCTCTTTCATACCCTCAACGAGAGAGCTAGGAAGGCCACCAGCAACGCCTTGTGACCACACCTTAACATAACCATCGCTTTGGTCGTAATAGAGATCGAGAGGATAGCTAGGGCTATCATCTTCGTCGTATTCGCTATCAGCATAGATAGCGGACAGGGTTCCAGCTTGCTTGATCACTTCTTGGATCACAGGGCCTAGAAACGCAGCGAAAACTTCCTGCGCTTCAGCAGCTTTAGTGAGGTCCTTCGAACCGATCTGCTTGATAAGCTCTACCTGTTCTGGAGTATTCTTAAGCTTTAATTTCATAATAAATTTCTCCTAATTAATTGATTACAGGTTGAGTTTGACCAGTACGTTACCGTTGGAGTCTTGGCCACCCAAGAAATGTCCAACAGAGGTAGTACCGTGAGGGTCAGTTGAGAAACAACCACTATTGTGGCCGTAAGCAATAGCCCCCGGAGTCAGTGCGTTTTGGTTGAGGTCAACACCGTCCACCAAGAAGATGCCCTTTGTAGCAACCGGAACTGCTTGACCAGAGATAGCAACTTGCATCTCAGCAGCTTTACGTGGGTTGTACAGCAACTTCTCGCCGTTTTCATCAGTCTCACGAACGTCGTAGAGAAGCATACCGAGAGGAGTGTCACCAGAGCCAGCGGTCTCTAACAAAGCTTGAACGTTGTACCGTTGAGAAACGGTATTTCCGTAAGTTGTTTCAGACACGCCATTCCCTAACTGCATCTCATCAGTTGATTCCCAACCGTTTGCGGACTTCACTTTAACAAGGGTTCCCTTGTTTACGCTAGTGCCATCATACGCGAAAAGGTTGATGACATCATGCTCGTCATAGTCTCTAAATGGTAATAGATTTGGCATAATATTTGTTCCTTATTAACTAATTTAATAAATTACTTTACTTCGAATTGATCCAAACCGAAAGCTGCCTTGTATTTATCATACGTGGTAGGCTCTTCAGCTTGAGTACTAACGGGGACTTCTTGCGATTGCCCCTGAGCTTCGTCGATTGCTTCCTCGACAACCTCGGTTGTCTCGTTAGCAGGTTCATCTGCGCTGGCTTTCACTTCTTCCACAACAGTTTCAGCCTTAGCTTCTTCTGTTTTGGCTTCTGCTTCTGCTTTCGCAGCTTCAATGGCTTTCCGGGATTTTGCTGATAGAAGAACCGTCATCTTCGCATGGTAAGCTTGGAAATCCTCATCGCTCATGTCCTTAATGTCAGAGGCCATAACTTCGCGATCTTGATCGTTAAGCTCATACTCCTCGTCCAATTGGGCCATGCGCTGGTTGAATCTCTCTTGCGCTTCACGTTCAGCCTTCTCAGCCTGAAGTTCCTGCAAGGTAGACTGAACCTTTTCCATTTCCGTCTTAAGAGCATCATGCTCAGAGGAAAGGGTTTGGTGTTTTTCGTCAGCTTGTTCTAGTGCGTTTTCTTGAGCGGTTTTTTCTTCAGCAAACTTCTCAGAAGCTTGCTTTAGTTGTTCCTCGATAAACTCATGAACAGCAGAAGCCTTAAGCTCCTGCATATTTTCATCAGTTATATCTTTTACGCTTTGTATCTTCATAATAAAACTGTCCTCGTTTGCCTTATTCGAACTGTGTTTCTTTACATCCGCTTTTTCGCAATGTGAAATTTTATTTGCGTTTTTTGGCGTCTTTTCGACATGTTCTTCAATATTAGCACTCCCTGTTTCTTTTTCTAAATTTTTTTCATCTTTTTTAACCGCCACTCCCTCTACGTCAGCAGCGGGATTTTCGGTCAATCCGATTCCAAGGGGTACTACGTTGGCAATAACGTGCCTGTAAACCATTCTACCGTCTTCGGTTTTTCCGTTTCCACCGAATCCTTGAAGCTTGTCTTTAAGTTCCTCAATTTGGTCTTCTGCCGTGATAAACTCACCATTTTCGATGTTTTTCTCACCTTCATTCAGAATAACCAGATCATAATCATTAAAGCCTAGCTCCCAACTAGCGGAAACACGCAGATAGTTTTCGCTAGTAGGATCGCTGGCTTCTTCAATAATATCGGCCAATCTATTGTTAACAACTTTCCAGATGACGCCACCTAAAGTGATGTTAAACGGAGCCTTAGAATCTTTCAGTTCTGCTTCTGTTAGAGGCTTATCCGATCCGAACTCGCTGTACCCGGCGGAAAGGATGACACCTACCACCTTATCTCTGTTGTGCTCAATATTGATTGGCTTATTAATGAAAGACTGGCAAATTTCAAGGGCTGTTGATGTGTCGATCACATCCCCATTCTTGTTGACGCGGTTAATAACACAGGCGTTAAAAGCCACGGGGAGCAAATCTATGTTTTTCTTGGCGTCCACTTCGGGAATAAATTCGCCAACGTCCATTAGACTCGCCATTGCTAAATATTTGTCCTTGTCCTCTTGAACGAGGGGACGAATGTTAGAACTAAAAATGGTTTTGTGATTAAACTTCATCTTATACTCCATCAATTGCTTCGGTGTAGTAGAACGCAGTTATGTTTCCTGCTGTCCCGTGAACGTCTTCAGCGAAGACGGCTGTATTTGCAGTAACGTAAATTGGAGACGGGAATCTATTCATCCCTGCTCCTACATGGCAAATAACGTCCCCGCTCGTGTCGGTTTCTTTGACTGCCATGCCTACTGTACAAGTTAGGGCGACAATTACGATTCGTCTGTTGGTTCCCGGTGCAGCAACTAGTTCGCCGTCACCAGCCAAATTCGAAATATCTAGTTTTTTCCAAAATCCGCTGTTAGGTGTGCTCATTAAAGTTCCTTTACACTAATATAAGTTATAAATCGGTTTTTTGTGTTCTGTTATATACAAATCACTGATGTCTACAAAATTGCAGTTTAGGTTAAACCTATCGGCATCCTCCCTTGCCTTAACGAAACAATTCTCATCAGGTATCCAACATTCTGTGAGGTCTAAAAAATTAACATGGGTGGTCTTTTCCATATCTATATTGTACTCCGGTTTACCTGATCTCATGGCGAGATACATGTGAACCCTCGCTAGAGCACAAATTATAGGACTCCCATTTTCCCGATTGTTTGCTCCTCTTAAGAATGCTTTCTCTAATTGAGCATAGGTAACATTCGAGTCATTCTCCTTGTTGAATTCTTTTGTCTTCTCCCTCAGGACATCAACGATCTTAGCGGAGAGGTCTATCATATCCTCTTGCTGATGCTTATGTTTAGGTTCGTGTTCCTTGGGCTCGTCCTGTTTAGGTTTAGGAGGTATGATGGGCTCAATCGGTTTTACGGGTTCAACCGATCTTAAGACAGCAGACTCTACGACGGGTTGAGGTGGCGAGTCAGGCTCAGTTTCTTTAGACGAAGACTCAGCTTCTTCAGGAGACACCGCTTCCGAATTATGCATTTTTTCCCATAGACGACTATAGGATAGCATCTGACTGTAACTGAGAGGTCTTTTGTTATTTGCCATAGGACAATTTCTCTTAATTATTACACAGGATATATTAAATTTATAAAAAATTTTTTCGCTACCTAAAGTTTAAAAAAATCAAAAAAAACTATTGACCCAAAAATAACTCTCCTATAAGGTCTTTCTATACGATTTGAACGTCGTAACGATCTTTGAGAACTTAACAATTTTACTCGACGACGGTTGAGTAAAGGGAATGACTGAACAATCCTCTGACATTGGGGATAAGGTGCTGCTGCGTTGCTACATGCGAAGACCAAACGCTAGGGGGTAACGTGGTAGACTAAGGGCTACACTGAACTGTACCGTGTCACTGTCCTTATGTGAGTAATGCAGAAATCTCACTTCCCACTAATTTTGTTCCAGTGCTGAGTCTGTCTTCGATGCCTCGATACTTTCATAGCTATGGGACATCCATATCTGGGTAACTGTTGTTTTCTTGAACCTTCTTGGTTCAACCTCCTTGACAGTGGTTACTCAGATTTTTTTTGAAAACGAGAATATCGCTGACTTCAGTTTTATCCCCAAAGAAATCTTTTATTCTATACTTGTCGTCTGGAAATACTAACCAATGCGCTTCTGGACTAAACTTACTTTTCCACACGAGAACCAAGGCTACATCTTCGAGATCATTAAGTTCGTCTAGGCTGTCTACTTCGACTATATCGTATCCGTATTTTTTGGCGACCTGTTTGACTTCGTTTGGGAACGTTATTTGAATCGTTTCGTAATGGATAAGTGAAAGTGTGTATCTTAACGTGTTGCCTGTCTCTTGTATGTCTTTACTTAACTTGTGGCTATCGAATGGTTGAATTGACTTGTCTCTTCTGGATAACCTGAGAAAGACTTTCTCAAGTGCTCGTGGTCCACACGAATTCATGTGTTTCGTCAGGTAGCCGTCTGGGTCGGTTTTTAAATATTCAGGATGAAAGACAGAACAACCTTGAGAGATCAAAGCAAGGATCACTAACACAACAATAATTTTCCATTTTCGAAAAATAGGTTTAAGGCTGAATCCTTGGTTCAGAAAAAAACACATGATTAAGTTAGTCTAATTGCCATAAAAATATTAAGCGCAATACTAGTGCCCAACAGGATAGCCATAGGTAATATGACCTCTAAATTGCTTTTGAATATGACCTTCGTCTCCCTCTCTTTAAGGTCCTTTTTTTTATCACTCACGTACCACCAATGAGAATTTTGGTCTAAGAATAAATACCTAGTCTCTTGTTTCTGTGGTGACGGTTTATTCTTCATATGTCGTTTTGCCTATTGTCAGCCCAATTCCTTGGGTCTCTCATTTTGTTCATTCTGTCTATAAGGGTTCTGATAACAGCATCTTGTTCTTTAAGCATCCTCTGTTGATTCTGGAGAGCTTTCTCCATGAGAAGCATGTTCTTATGCTGAACTTTGATATAGTCATCAGCATCCTTTAAAGTGCGGGTCATCGAAGCTTTTTCCACTAAATGGTTTAGCCTCTCGTTCCCGACTTTAATTTCTTGAATTGTGAAATAAACAAGGCACACCGAAAGTGTGCCTAACATCCAACACAACCCAACAGAATGATGCTCGATTTTCCCCCAAGCGGATTTTAAAAGACCGCTAAAAAAAGCCACTATTCTCATAGTGACTTTATTTACACCTAAAAAATGTGATATGACTTAATCTTCTTTAGGGATGCCCCCCGCATACCACCCTTCAGGCAACTTAACTTTCTTCTTTGAAAGCACCCAAGAACCGTTTTGGTTTACATACACTCTACCCGATACGTCTGGCCCTAAACGGACCATATCCGCCCCAGTATCAACAAAAACGACTCGTGTGCTCCCGCACCCAGCTAAGAGAATGGCTAGACTAGCCAGAATTAGAATTCTCTTCATCTTTCTTCCTTTGTTCAGCCATTTTGGCTTCTTGTTCTTTTATTCTGTCAGCCCAACTCCTTTTGGTTTCCTTAGGAATATCAGTGGCATCACCAGCCTTAGTGTCTTTTTTCACTTCGGCAGAGAGCCATTCCAAAATAGCCTTAATCAGAGCCGTTAGCCAAGTCATTATTTAGTGCCTTTAGCCAAACCTCTAGATACCGTGTATCCAAGGCCACTAAGCGCAGCCACCACAAAGCCAAAAACTTTGTTTGCTGTTCCTGTAGCGTCTGGATCGAGGATATCTGCACCCCATAAGAGTGAGCATAAAATCACGATATTTGTTACCCAAAACTCGGTAGTTTTCCAACCGGGTTTTACTTCATTGCTTTTCGCTGCCATAGTATTTTTCCTTCTTCTATTGTTTATATGTTGTCCCAACCTCTATAGGTCTTGCCCTTATTATCTTGAGGGTGGGGGTGTTCTTCAACTACTTCTTGTACTTTTTTATGGTTCCAAAGCATCCGAACTAGCCAATTCCAAGCGTTTTTTGCGATTTTTCCCATAACTACTAGCTTTACACCTCTAACTGTTTATTTGGCCACTTAAAAATAACCCCTTGCTCATGTCCTCATAGTCCATGTCTACAGCAAAACCAAGGGTCACTCTCTTACTGTTCCCTATTGTAGCTTGATAAGTCGCTCGCTCTAAATGGCAAGCTTTAAGGATATATCTATTTGCTAACTCACTGGTGACACCTGTAGCTATGCCCGTTGCGGGACAATCTCTTGATCTGTAGATGTCTACCGAAACATCAAATTTATCATCGTTAGCCCTCAATTCAGAAAGGCTTCCCGCAGTAGAATCTGAGACAATTGCGTCTACAGATAATGTTGCTTGACCCGGATGGGTGATCGGAGAATCAACGGGCATCTTGTACCCAACGCCACGGAGACTTTCTCTTTGTAAATCCAAATCCAGCGTAAAAGACTGAATCTTTAAATCATCTATACTTAGGCCAAGATTACCTTGAGTGTTAAGCTCGGTTAAGGTGACCTTCGTATCATATGCTTTTAAAACAGTAGTGTTATCGCCAGCAGTCGTTCCATCATACGGTGGTATGGTTATCGCTTTAGTATTTTGTCCTGTGATTTGTTTGTAGTGAATGATGGGCATATCGATAGTCTGAGTACCCAAATCTACATTTTTAAAATGCTCTATGTTCGATCCCTGTAATGAAACACTATTTTCTATTAGCCCACCAATAGAACCATTCACAGAGTAATGAGATAGGAAGCAATTACTAACAGCTATTACGTCGGTCTTTTTATCTATAACGCCAGCGTACCATCCCCTATGAGCATCGACTCCCTCATCAGCCATTACGGCTATATAAAAATTTCTTCTATCTAGGTTTCTATCTCCCGTGCTTGAGAAACTGCTAATGAGTGACTGCTCAAAATTGTCAGATTGAGAAGGAGTCCCGTTTTCTCCCGATTGGTGATTAAAGTCGAACCCGAACAATTGTTCGTTTTTGAAGCTCGCTAAGACATAGCTTAGTTCTATGTTAACTGTCGGTTGTTCTACGATAGGTCTAGTAGCGAAACCGACCTTCCCCATTTGAGCAACGTCTGCTCTGTTGATATTAAACGAATAGTCTAGTGTTTGTATTCTCTCAAGGGAACGTGGGTTCTTATGCGAAGGACTACTTTCAGTACCGCTTATAATTGCTGGCCCCACGAAGGCTGCTTGCGCTTGATAGGTGACGCGGTTTCTGGCCATGTCTAAGTCCTGCTTGCATATAAAATCCCAGCCATGAAATCATCTAATTGATGTTCCAGAGCAACTTCTTGAACTTTGTTAACCCGATCTTTATTTTGATCAATCGGCTTATCTATGTAGCCCTTGGAAGATTTAATCCAGTTGTCTGGGTCTTCATTACTGATTACAATATTCGTAATCGTATCTACTACTTCTAATTGTTTCTCGGTCAACTCTTTCAACTTATGCTTACGCTTGAGTGAGGAAACAATTTTTGTATTAAGTTTTTGACTGAGGAGAATGTTCTCCTGAACCTTCTTCATGCTAAATTTATCAGAAGCTGCCACTGGTGGGCTAGAGACTCTACTTTGAGGCCCCTCACCTACCGGAGAAACGTTCTTGGTCTTTTGAGGTACTCCTGTCCCAGAAGGTCTCCCTTTGGGCTCAGGGACTTTTTTGACCACTCCATTTTTTGCGGGTTGGCCATTCTGCCCCGGATTTGGATTAGCTGGATGACCCCCCGGCGAACCACCGATCATAGGCTCATACAGACCCTTCTTTTTAAGCTTAAGAAACTCTTCGTGATTCTCAACAGACTGATCAACGTCTGGAAGTCTACCACTCTGAAGGGCCTCCATTCCTTCTTCTGGAGTAAGAATTCCGATTTCAACCATCCTGCTGTAAATTCTCGCCATGTTAGTTGGGTCCCTTAAAGTGATTTCATCAAATTTAGGAACAGGAGAAGATTGCAAGCCAATCTCTTTTGAAATCCTTTTAATTTCGGGGATCAAGAAATCATTAAGGAAGGATTCTCTTGCTTGCTTTAACCTACCAAGAAACATCTCTGCTTTTGCGGTTTGGTTTGCGAACCTCTCGCCAGCACCAAGCAAAATATTGTTTAAACCAATTTGGATATCTTTATTAACGGTTTCGTATTTCTTTGGGTCAAGAAGCTGAGCGATATCGGGAATAACGAACTCGGCTTTGGTGGTATAGTCCGCTATAAGAACTCTCCCCACTGATTGATTCGTGAAAAGCTTTTGCATAGCTTCGATGTTCTTTTGGTTAACCCCGCCCTTCTCAGGTTCGTCGCCCATCGTAACCAGCAGTATGGCTTGATTAGTCGTCCTAGTCATAGCCATGTCCATCTTTTTCATTTCCTGTTTCCAGTTTAAATCTTCAAGAACTGGAAATCCCATAGGTACGGCAAGAGGTTCATAATCTTGCTTCTTGTAAAATACTGCATACATCTTTTCCGCATCTAGTGGCATGGTGAGGTAGGGAGTCCTCCTGCTTTTAACTTGCTTCTTAATATCTGGGGGCAAATTTTTAAACACCTCCAAGTCCTCTTCTGTCTTGGGGTTCCTAAGCCTTTCAAGTTCGTAGTCGGAGAGAACCTTGTAATATTTATTCTCTTGAAAAGTGATATTACCCTTAGCTTGAACATCGGCTGGGTTAAGAATTATGTACCTAGAAGGGAGAAACATATCCTTGTCTTCTGCTCCAAATGTTTGAGCAATCCTCCTTATGTCCTTCTTCTGTATTTTAGAATCAAATCTATACACGAAGACATTTCCACTTCTGTAGTACTCCCTAAAGAATTTGTCCTGAAGTCCCCATAGGTTAATCTTGTCAAAGTAAGCATTAAAAAAGTTTCTTGATTTTTTATTGCCACCCGTGAGGAAGATGTCACTGACGGTGAACTCCGTCATTAAATCAATCGTCGTTCTAAATATAGCGAAATTGTAATAAGCTTTTTGACACAGGATTACTGCGTCTTTTACGTCCATACCCGAATAGTTTGCGGTGCTTTTCGAGTAATTGAAGGGAACTAGACCATCCGAGATATTACTGAATCTGTCTGTTCTCTCTATGGTGGCAGACTTATTCCTTCTTGTTCGGGTTTCCGCAGCCTCACTAACCATCATCGGCTCGATATTCCTTTTTCGAACAGTTTTCGCCTTCTTCGGAGTGCCTTCTTCTTTATTCATGAATAACAGTTAAAATTACACACTAATTTATCATTATTGGTGAGAAAGTTTTATGAGATGTCTCCTGAACATCATTCATGTCAAAATAGCATTTCGTCGTCCAACAGGCCAACATTAGCGTAGTATAGTTATCTTTTCTAGCCCTATGTTCAGAAGTACTTCTTTTTAAATGCTGTGGCAAGTCAAATGTCTGAGTACCCCTTGGGGTCGTTTTTACTTCTACCAAGGCACATTGGCGTTTGGTTTGGTATACATGATTATCTTGCACTTCTATAAGTTCTAGCACGGTTTCTGAGGCTACCTTGTCTAAATTAACCCTGTAGCTACTCTGCTTATTAAAAGCCTTTTCGTTGGCTGTCGTTTTCGAAGCAAACCAGATTTTCTTATGGTCTATAGCTGCCTGAAGGTGCTCGTTTGCTTTCCTTATCCAGTTCGAGGAAAATACCTGTTTGAAACAAATAGTACCCGAAGTTTTGTTGTATTGCCTTTTCGCTGCTTTTAACTGGCTAGTATAGTCGTTTCCCTCTGCATCACTGTTGAAGTCGAAAAAATTAATCTGACTATCTTTGAAGTACTCAGACTCATTGCAACTATCTATGAATTGATACCCCGCGTTATCAATGCATATCATCTCCACATCAAACGCCTCCAATAAGTAACTCAAATACTTAATATGGTCTTTAAGGTCTCCACCAGCCACCGCATACGAATGAACCAGTACGCTTGTTCTGGTTTCCATATCTACCTCCAAAAGGGACATTGCAAAATAATCAGAAGTAGGACTGTTGCTAAAACTTGGGTCAATCCCAAGTATATATCTTTGACCCTTGCTACCTCTAATTAAAGTAGTCGGTTCTTGGCCATCCAGTATAGTGCAATCATGCATTTTCCTTGCGCTGAAATAAGAATCACTACCGTCAGAAAATTGAGCGCAATATTCCCGCTGGAAAGAAGAATGGCTCTGTCCACCACTCTGTGCTTCCTCAATAACAGTCTGGTCTATCATGTGGTCTGGCAAAGCTTCGAACCCAAGTTGCGAGATAAAATATTTACTATCTGTGTGCTCTGGTCCCTCTATATTTTCTATCCACTCCTTGTATGTTTTATAAAGATTTTCGAACGTATAACTCGCAGAAGATAGTGCTATCATCTTACTGTCGTTTTCAAAAACCATCCTTTGGCTTTCATCCATAGCACCCGCCTTAATTAGCTTGTCCTCCATTTCGCGTACTTCGATACGCTCTTTCATGTTTTGAGGGGCAACCAAAAACGGCATCAAAACTGTCTTGATAATATCTTCTGGTAATAAAAGGTACTCATCAAGGACAAGTATGTTAGCGCGAAAACCACGAATTTTTTCACCGTTCAAAGGGATTGCGGTAATTGAGCCATCGTTAATTTGCCATTCGTATTGGTCGTTTCTTTTGACTTTGGCTCCGAACGCCTGAGCTAAAAGTTCCGCCCCCTTCGACTCTACTAACTTTTCGATGTTGTTAAATATGAATCTAGCGGTACGAAATGTTGGCCCAGCAACTAGTATTTTTGTTCTTGGGTTAAACACACACTGCAAAAAACAAAACACAGAAGCAATAAAGGTTTTGCCACAACCACGACCCCATACGCACATTGAGAAGTTCCTGTTCATCATTCCTTTGAGTGTTACCTCTTGAAATGGAGCGAGCTTAATTCCTGATATTAACTCCGTCGTAAAACCAAGATTAGACCTAAGGAATTTAGCTAAAGAAATCTTAGCCTCTTTATCTTTCAACTCTCCTTTCAGCGATAATAACTCTTTGTTAATATCGGGTAGGTTCGTTTGATATTTATCTGGACAATACCACATTACAGTTTTTTCAAATCATAAGCTAATTGTAGGTCAACTTCTCTCACGGTTTTTTCGTTGCTAAAAATCTTCTCTACTACCCTAGACGCCTCTTTCCTTCCGTCCACGAAAAGAAATTGTATCAGGGGGTACTCTCTTATTAAATCTCTAACTCTTCTCAATATGTATTGAGAGGTTACCCTTGTGTTCTTGAAAATCCTCTCCTTGCTGTGCTGCTTTCTTAGATGCCCGAACGACAGCGCGTGTTTAAAATCTTGTTCGA